CCTTGTATCGTTTGTAAAAGTATCTGCGGCGCGGGAGTTCTCGCGACAGATGGCTCTAAAAATATCTGAGAAGTTATTAATGACTTTATCTGATCGAATCTATCCGAACTTAAACTCTCACCAACAAAAGCTGGTAAGCCTGCCCCATATTCGGGGTGCCAAATATAATCCCCTGGATTTGTCATTAAGCGTCTTAAAACACGCTGCTTACTTCTTTCCGCATAGTAAACAGTCTGCAAATCATCTTGCGAAGAAAGCGTTAAATCTTCGCCAAAGTTTTGGTAGATGTCATATAGAAGCTGCGGTGTTTCTTGCATTAGCTGCCTTGTAAATTTGCTGTATTTGAACCATCTGCTTTTTTAAGATAATCAAACGATCCGCCTGTATCACCCGCCTTAATCGTTGCACCCGTGATATTGATTTCAGGGGCTGTTAAATTAATCTTCGTGTCTGAAGCTATATTTATATCAGCCGTTCCTTGTATCGTTATACCGCCATCATTCGTCAGTTTAAGTGCTGATCCTGTCTTATGAACTAGCCACATCTCACCCGCGGGCACGTTTAACGGCAATGCTCCATCGAAGAATAACCGCATGCCAGCAATTGGGTTTTGCAAACTCCCATCTTGGAAAAAAACTAAAATCAAATCCCCAGGACTTGCAGGACAAAACATACCCCAGCCATTCCCAGCCCATGGCGTTGCTAATGGAATCCATCCTGTTTGCAAAGCTGGTGCGTCATTCGTTGCCTCTTGCAAGATTACCTGTACCTGGTAGCCTGTAGGATCAAACGCGGTTATATTGCCCAATGCTGTGAACAGTGAGCCCTGCGTTGCCATGTTCGCCCACATTCTCATGTTATTAATGAATTTATGTGCGCTCATTCTGACTCTGTAGCGTCCCCTCCGCCTGTTGGGGTAACTTCCGTATCAACGGAGTGATTTTTAGCGCTGATCTGCATGTCATAGCCCGTTTCACTCATTTGTATGGTTCGTGTTACTTGATCAGAATAATAGTACTGATCAAATGGCGTATTTGTTCCCGTCAATTGAATTAAACTATCTTTCTTTAAGAGATTGTCCCCAGGAAGCGTTGCTGACAATCTCACTTCGTGGCTTGTTATCTCTTTCAAGCGTTGCTGTGCGAATTGCAATGCTTGCTCTTGTGTTAACCCTGGTTTTGAATAACTGTATTTCTGCACTTTCTTTGATGGAGCAGGTGCGTTATCAATATTATTACTTTGTCTATGCGTTGATTTTGCAGTGACATTAAATGCTTTCCCTGTCTTTGATCCAAATGGCACTCTTACAGTAACTTGCGCGTCCGCGGCTAATGTCATCGACCTAGATAATGTAAGCCCTACCGCGCTAATCATGGGACTACCACTATCATCCGTAGGCGCTACATACGAAATAACGTAAGGGTTATTTACATTTGTGCTGTCAGGTCTTGGCTCAAACACTAAGGTCTCTCCTTCCATGAATAAGACAAACTCTTCTTGTTGAGCTAAAAAAACCATCAAATCCCATTCTGTACTTTCGCTTGAAAGCATGACTTGCTGCTGCGCGTAGTAGCTTCCAACTAGCGTGTTTGTCGGTGTAATACGGGTCTTAATGTCGTATTGATCCGCAAACATCTGTACTATTTGTGAACTCGTCTGATTCGAGAATTTCTGCGTTGTTTTGTTATCTAAAAAGTTCGATGATAAATCCCTTCCTGACATCGCCACCCTGCGTGACGCCAGGTCAATCTGTAAGTCGTCTACATTTCCTTGTATGATTAAATCTAAATCTGATGTGCTATATGAATCAGGATCAGGCGGAAATCCTATATAAATTTGTGCTAGAAAGTTCTCTGTATTTGCAAAGTACTCTAATGTTAAATTTTCATCTTGCCCTGTTAAGGGAAAATCAAAATGAAACGTATCTGCTAAGTAAAAGGTCGTTGCTGTAACTGACAGCTCATACCATTTAACTCTTATCCCGTTTAACGTAATGATCGCGCGCGGGGTTCTGGCATTATCCGAATAAGGCGAATCTGCATAAGGATTGTCCGCTGTAAAACTACTCATATGCCTAGAACCCCCCCTGTATTTGTTCCGCTTTGCGGTATAACCAATGTCATGGGGACACCTTGCGGCAACTCTGGGTCAGTCAAACCATTTGCTTGTGCAATCACTGTCCATAGCGTTGGATCACTGTAATATTTGGCTGCCAAGATAAATAAATTCCCGCCGTTTACTGTGATGATCTGACCATTTGCGCCTTGCGAAATTAAATAAATGTTCTTTCGCATTTCAATTAATATGCTTTGCAATTGATACATCAACGCAAGCGTATTAATCTCTTGTCCTAATTCTGTTGGCTCTGCGCTCATTAGAAAATACCTGCGCTCAATTCACTTATCTGTTCGCTCGTAACATTTATCGCGCTATTTAAAGGCCCCGTTATAGTTGTTATCGTTGAGGCTGTCGCATTCTCTATAGAAGCAACGGAGTTTATTGCCTCGCTTAACAGCGCAAGACTACTTGTAATGCTTGGGTTTGCGATTACCGCCGCCAAGTCATCCGCCTCTGTTAATGCGTTCTGTATCGCGTCATCGTATGCAACTGGCAAAAGCAACGGAAACGGCTTATTTAAGTCCTGTATGACCGTGCAAGTGATCGAATATTCAAGCCAGTAGTACCGAATAAAAACAGGCTCAAACTTCTTAATCAGCACTAGAAAATTGTACTGTGACCACGTCAAAGGCAGTGGTTTTCCCTTCACGCGTAAACCATCGAGATACGCCGCTCTAAAATTAGCCGTAGAACCTTGAAATAATGCGTTCCAACTAATATCCGAGTCATCCCTACCCATCGCGTCAATAATACGCTCTCCGCCAACCAGCTTTTTGACAGACAACATTTGTTCGCCGCCAAAATTTATTGCGCCTGGAATTTCAAAATTCTGAAACGTCACATCCCCTAGCGTTAGAAAAACTGGCATTACTGCTGCGACCCGTAATTAGTTAATCCCACTGGCGGCATGCTGAACGATGAATTAAATGCATTTGTACTTGATACAGCCCCAGCTGGGTTTAACATGTTGCTTAAATGTGGCATTAATGCATTAGCAAGCTTTCGACCATCTACATTGATGATAAGGTTTGAGTTTGGGATTGTCTCACCTTTTGCCTGCGCAGCCGCTTGTTGGCCAATAACTGATTGCTTCGCAATTCCTTTAAATTCACTGAACGCCGCTTTCCATACATCCCCGCTTAAGATAAAAGTTAAATTGTTCAATATTCTGGTTAAAGTATTTAAACCAATTATCACGCCAGGAGATGACAATTTCCCAATGGCTAAAGCGAAGTTATCCCATGCGCTTTGCGCAGCTTTTGCGGCAAACCCTGGCGTTTTCTGTATTTCTCCCTGCAACGCGTCTCCGCTTAAAACTTGTTTAGACATCGCTCTGGCGCGTTCAACCTTCGTCATATTCTTGTAAAGCGTCCAGCCAACCATAGACGTAGTTCTTGGAAAATTCTGTAATGCTTGATGTACGTCTTCGTCTCCTTTTATCCCTTTTTTTCCTAATAAGGGGAAAACAACATCCGAAAAAAACTTCCCTGGGTCGCTCCCGTATAGTGCTTTCCACTGGGCTGGCATATCAACACCTAAAGGACGTCCTGCTTTATCCATAGAACCTTTAAAAAGCCCCATCTTTTCCCAGAATTTTATATTTTTCTTTGAAAATCCTGTAAACGTCATCCCACCTGTTAGTGCCCGCGCACCTGTTGTCAAACCTACGCCTGTTCTTGAACCCAATTCTTGCAAAACTGGCTCCATGGCTAGATAGGCCTCTGGTGTTAATCTCAATGAGCCAGACGTAAGCCGTGCAAATTGCAATTGCTGATTGGGTGCAATCGTACCGCCTGAGGTTATCATCATGCTGATACCTGACCTTAACCACGCGAGCTGCTTTTTCGGATCAGAACCCCCCTGTATTTCAGCAAATCGAACTAAATCTTTCTGCTGTTTGTCGGTCATCTGACCGCCATACGTAACCCCCATAGCGAGCGCGCCTTTTGCTAATTCTGGCGCCATCATTTGAACTTCATTCCATTGCCCCGCGCCTGCTCTGGTCGCCATTTGAGAGGCAACTACCGCCTCTAACATTTCGTTTTTCGATATACCCGCAGGGGCTGTTTGTGCTAATTGACTTGCTTTAGATACGAATGAATCGCCAAATCCTAACGCTTTTAACTGCGATAGCTTCATTTCATATTCTTTATTCTCTTCAAATCCTTTATGCATAAATTCATAAGCGACATACCCAGCAAACATGGCGCCGCCTAAGCCACCACCAACACCGCCAACTTTGCCACCCTTTGCAGCCTTCCCAACTGCCCCTCCTCCGTTCATTTTTTTTAGGGCTTTCCCTGTGCCGAGCGCCTTTCGTTCTAAATTTGTTAATGAGTCTGATAAAGCCTTGGTTTGCAAGGTCAGTGATTCTATTTTTCGGCTAGAGCTGCCTACAGACGTGTTAAAGAGAGAAAAAGCCTCTTGCGACTTTAAAACTGACTGGTTTAACTTAAATAAATTCGTCTTATCAAGTATGCGAAGATTACGAATAAGGCCTTTAATAGCTACATCTGCCTTCCCTGTCATTCTAAAGATTCGATCAATCTCCTTATATGCATTTCCCTTTACATCAAATGTAGACCAGACTTTATACGCTTCCATTTTTTAATCTCTTAAGATTCAACGGTTGATCTGAAATCCATTTAACAAGCATTTCGCCAAAGTAATACGTTATTTTTGGCGCGTACTGAAACATGGTAAGACCGATTACAGATCGGGGGGGGATTCTTTCCGTTCCGAA